GGTCAACATTTCTTTAAGAAATGGAAGCTTAAAGAAAAGTTTCCTGAACTAATCGAACACGAAAACGATCCAGAAGAAATTAAAAAGCTTCTGTTTTCTGGTTTTTTTCACGGCGGATTATTTTTAAACGGCGGCTTATTTAAATTTTTTGATGAGATAAAAAAGCATGTCTAACATATTCTATTACTACAGAATGCACAGTAAATGTGGATCTTCTAATTCTATAGACTACATTTCCAATGAAAAATGTCTTAAAAATTTTATCAAATGTATATCTGATACAAATAATTTAACTATAAACATAGATAATTCAGGTCCAGAGTTTTACAGTCAGATACATGATATTCATAAAAATATAACAGAAACATCTCTTGGTAACGGCAGAAGTTTTCTTTGGTTTGTCTCTAAAGCCATACAAGAAAGATCTGACCAAGATATAATTTATTTCGTGGAAAACGACTATATCCATCTACCTAATGTAGACGAATACCTTATTGACGGATTTAGTACGGGTGCTAATTACGTTACACTTTATGACCATCTTGATAAATATACAGACTTGTATAATGGACTACGTTCTGAAATTTTTGCTGGTAAAAAATGCTATTGGCGAACTACGCCTTCAACATGCATGACCTTTGCGGCAAAGGTCAAGACTCTAAAGCAAGACTTCAACTTAATTAAATTCTTTTGCGATACATCAGGGCCTCCTGCTGATCACCAAATGTTTCTTGGCTTAGGAAAAAACAATAGAGTTTTAGTTTCTCCTATGCCTGGTAGATGTACTCATGGAGAATCTTGTTGCATCTCTCCATATATTGAATGGGAAAAATTTATATGAAAATAGGCGCTGTAGTATCTTATTGTGAAAACGATCACAAGTTTTTAGAGCCATGTGTTAAGTCATTAAAAAAAGTCTGCAGCAATATAGTAATTTCATATTGTGAAAGATATCTAGATGGTTCAGAGCAAAATTTAGATAGACTAAACCAATTCTTAAAAGATAATCCAGAAGTAATAGCTGCCTCATTTCCTCATGAAAATGCTTTCTCGGCAGACCCAAGATCTGGACATAACTTCGCTAGAATAGTCGGTTATGAAATTTTAAGAGGTATAACAAATAAAATTATGTTTGTTGATACTGATGAGATACTTGACGCTGAATCTTTTAAGATATGGGCTAATCAGTCAAACGACATTGATATTTTAGATCATATGAATTTTAAATGCTTTTGGTATTATAGAGATACTTGCTGGAGAGCACTTCAGACAGAAAATTGTATTTCATTACATAATTCAAAAAGCCTTATGGTTGAGGATCTTAATTCTGCTGCAGAAAGATGGTTTTGGTACGCAAAGCCAAACACTAAAATAGGATGCTGCCTTTTAAATGGTTCACCTATAGCGCATCATTATAGCTGGGTCCGAACAAAGGATGAAATGCTTAAAAAAGTAAATGGATGGGGCCATCAGTCTGACAGAGACTGGAACGGTCTTGTTAATTTGTGTTTCTCTAGCGAATTCACTGGAAAACCTAGAAAAGAATTAGGATGGAGAACTGACATAGTCCATAACTATGATTATGTAAAAGTCGATCCATACATCACGTAATTTCTCAATTTTATAAAGGAATAAAATATGTCTCACAGAGAACAAGTAGAATTTTGTTTATACGCAAAGCAACTTTATCCAGATTATTTTGTAAATAAAACAGTTCTTGACGTAGGTAGTCAAGATATAAATGGCTCAAATAAAGTATTGTTTGAGAATTGCAATTATATCGGTTTAGATATAGGTCCTGGTAAGAATGTAGATATTGTATGCCCTGTTCACGAATACAATCCAGGTTTTATTTTTGATACAATTATAAGTACAGAAATGTTAGAACACGACAAGTTCTATAAAGAGTCTTTACTCAAAATAGTCGATCTTTTAAAACCTAATGGTCTTTTAGTATTCACTGCTGGAGGATATGAGCGAGCAGAGCATGGAACTAGTCGCTCTTCAGGATTCGCTTCTCCACATACCTTAGACTATTACGGCAATATACATATAAAACAATTGACAGATATTTTTGACTTAGAAAAAACCTTTAAAAGAGTTGTTATAGATTATTTAACTCCAATAAACGATATCAGATTTATAGGAGTAAAAAGATAAATGGATTTTTCAATTGTAATACCGTATTTGAGTAAAAGTTCTTGCATAAATTTATGCAAAGATATTTTGAAAGAAAATACTAAGCATAGCTATGAATTGATAGAAATAATTGATTCTAATGATGTTTATGAAGCTTATAATACTGGAGTCGCCAAAGCTTCAACAAATACTGTTGTTCTAATGAATGACGACATGTTTGTAAGTAAAAATTGGGACGAGTATTATATTAAGTATACAAAGGATAAAACAATATGCACAGGCTATTTAGTAGAGCCTGGAGTAATTACTGTTTCAAATAAAAATATAATGCTAGACTTTGGCATTAGTCCTGAAACTTTCAGGAAAAATGAATTCCAACAGTGGTGTGATGCTACTAGTTCTGTTATTCCAGAATTCAAAGAAAACTGCAAAGGGTGGTATATGCCAATATCCTTTAATAAAGATACCTTTATACCTTACCCCAATACAGTAAAGTTTCCACACCCAAATGATATAACTCTGCTTGATGAAATCCTACCAATGATGGGTTTTAAATTTTTAAAAGTAAAATCTTTTGTTTATCATTTGCAGAACTATTCTAGAGTTTTGAGATAAGTAATTTATAATTTATTCTTTTCTTCGAACAGGCCTGTATCCAATAGGACCACCAAACTGTGGCGGGACTATTGTGGCAGGCCCAAGTTCCATTTCAACTTCTGGCTCTGGCTGCGGCGGCGGAGCTGGTCTCTTTTTTATTCCACATCTGCATTTAACTCTTTCTTCTCCTGAAAGTTCATTGCATATATTACTATTTAATAAAAGAGTAAAATACATCATAGCCTGTAGCTTTAGAAGCTCCCTAGTTCTTCTGTATTGAAATTCTTCAAAACTATTAATAATCAAAGGACCCCAGTTATAAATCCCCGCAATAATGGGCTGTATTACAGCTCCGCATAGAGCCATGACTGGCCCTCTGTTTCCATTATTTCTAATTATAAAGCTTGCGTCCTCTTCGCTTAAGAAAAAATCTAACTGTTTAAGTCTTGGTCCTGTGTATGTTGAATAAATCTTAGACATAGTATTATTCAACCAAGATTGAATAAATGCATATCTCGCATTCTGCTTTTCTTGCTCAGTGGCTTGATTCCAATTCTTATTAGGAATTTTAAAATGCATTTGACAAATCAGTGCTCTTATTTCTGAAATGCTCTTTCCTGTAAAATTTTGAGCCGTATAAGGACTACCTTCTTCGGTTTCTGACGAAAAGTAAACTGCGTTTAGTAATTCACCATTAAGGATATCAGAACCTTGTGGTAAAATGATAGGCGCTTCATTCCTAACTAATCCAGAACACTCTCCTCCTGTGAATAAATTGTTTGCACAAAGCCAAAACTTAAGTCCAGCTTGTCCAAATAAAACTTCTGTCATATTACCTTCTCCAGGATCTTTATAACAGGTGCTAATATTTTTAACCCACTCGACATATTCTTCAATATTGTCTGGATTATCTAAGTCTGGAAAAGCTATAGTGGCATCATTGTAAAGCCTATCTAATGGAATAGGCGTAAAAGATCCTTGGCCGTGATGCTGTAAAAACTTATCGGCAACCCAAAGTCCTAAGTTCTTGAATGTTGGATCATTTTGCCATCCTCCGATTCCCTGAATCTGACCTGGACGGACTCCCCTTTCATCAGCGCTTGCTTTTGCCTTGTAAGCGAATTTTAAACGATATAGGATGTTTTTTAAATTGTTCATTATTTTTGAGATAAGTAATTTATAATTTATTCTTTTCTTCAAGCAGGCTTGTTTAATACTTCGTCAGAATCATTATCAGCGCGGAGGAACTTTAGATATTATTTGGCATGAGGCATAAATAAGTCAGGACCAGTTATAATAGGTGAGAAAATTGTGTCAACTTCTGGCTCTGGCTCTGGCGGAGGAACTGGTTTCTTTTTTATTCCACATCTGCATTTATCTCTTTCTTCTCCTGAAAGTTCATCGCAAACATTAGGATTCAATAAAAGCGTAAAATACATAAGAGCCTGCATTCTTAAAAGCTGCCTGACTCTTCTAAATTGAAATTCTTCAAAGGTATTGACTATATTAGCAGCCAAATTGACCCATTCTGCGACAATAACTTGCGTCACTGCTTTACAAAGATTTTCGCCTAATTCCAAGGTTTGTCCAACTATATTTTGTGACGTATAACCTGGTGCATTGTAATAACCCATATTCTTGAGTTTGAATCCTGTAAACTCACTCTCAATATGAGTGACAACGTTATTTAGCCAATCTTGAACAAATCTATATCTTGCGTCCTGCTTTTCTTCTTCAGAAGCTTGATCCCAAGGCTTACCGAATGCTTCCCAAGGAAGATTAAAATCCATTTGACAAATCATTGCTCTTATTTGCGCGATACTCTTGTCCCGAAAATCTGCTACTTTATAAGGGCTGTCATATAAGACCATTGATGTACTAGCTAAGTTTACTACTTCTTGGGATCTACCGGTACCGCTTGGTAATTTTATAGGTACTTCATTTCTCTCTAATACGGCACACGATGCGTCAATCAGCAAACCATTAAAACACATCAAATACTTAGCGCCCTCATAACCAAATATAACTTCTGTGGCATTTCCTTCCCCAACAATTTTATAGCAAGTGCTAATATTTTTAACCCAACGCACATACTCTACAATAACATCTGGATTATCTAAATCTGGGAAAATTATAGTCGCATCATTCATGAGTCGGTCTAGTCTTATCGGAGTATTAGATCCTGGTCCATGGTGTTGTAAAAACTTATCAGCAACCCAAAGTCCTAAATCTTTCATAAGCGGATCGTTTTGCCATCCTCCAATTCCCTGAAACTGATCTGGACGGACTCCCATTTCATCAGCGCTTCCTAAAGTTCTGGAAGCGAATTTCAAACGATATAGGATGTTTTTTAAATTGTTCATTTTATTTCAATAATTCTGTTCTAAAAATTGTAAAATCTGTACTGGTGTATTTAAAATTTCAAGAGTATCCTCCATCTCCTGAGCTTCATTTAGCTGTATAACACAAGCATTTCCATTACTCTCAAGATTATAATCCTGACCTTGACTGTCTTGTATTACATATTTACGTTTGTTTCTGAATAGTGCATACCCTGAATCTTCTAATTGCATCCAACGCACAAGATCAACCGCATCAGGAATTACAGGTCCAGCTGCATACCAGGCTCCAAATGTGGCTGCCTCCTTCAAATACCATGGCGCTTTAGCTATTGCGCACCGTGTACCTTCTACGACAGGTCGCAGCCGGCTAATTGCTGACCCGCCTTTTACTAGCGCTGCACCAACTGCCATACCGGCAAATGGCATTAATGCCCACGAAGCAGCAAATAGTGTAACGTTAGATGCTAATTCAAGATGTTCTTCTATCAATTGAGCGTCAGCTATATTTGTCAGATTATCTATAGAAACTGATCTACAGGATCCTAACATAAGGGCAATTAACTGATTTTTAAATTGTTGGTTAGCCCCAGGCACCTCAAAAGGGGCTACAAAAGTATTGGTATCTATGTCTTTAACCTGAATACGGAATATAGGGCCTGGTTCTCCACTAGACGTAGACTGTGTTACATATCCTGCGCCACAACCTGGTTCACTGTCGCAAGGACTTTCCTGAAACGTGAAACCGTTTTTACTAAAACTAATCCGTTCTCTGCAAGGTCTATTGCTAACACTGCCACGAAGGTCAGGAGTTGATTTTAATCTGGCTTGTAATAAGTCGCAATGACTTCTAGTGGCACTTACACAAGCCTTTCTTTTGTAGGATAAAGTTATAAAGGGGTCCATTCTATAGATTTTAACTCCGTTATTTATATGAAGTGTACCGTTTATTTGCTTAAAAAATGGAGTCTCAATACCTTCTTCTGAAGCTATAGCATACAGCTCATTAATATCGATTTGTTTAAACACCGAATATTCAAACCCGCAGCATCCTTTTTTGCATAATTCGCAGTCTTCCCGAAGTGCGTTATTCACTATGTCTGGTATGTAACTAGAAGGATTTTCGATAGCTCCAGGATTTTCGGATTGCATTACATCTTGAGGACAATCTTTTCCAGGAGTACATGGATACGGCTGATAAGCTGCTTTCGCTATTTTATTTAGTAATCTCTTAAATCTCATTATAATTACCTATAAATTTATATACACATATGAAAATAGCTTTTATTAACAACTTTTATAATCCAGGTGGATCTACAAAAACGGCTTTTGCTTTGGCTCAAAAATTTTCAAAAGACAATGAAATGCAATTTTATGGTTTTTGGGACGGTATATACAGAGAAAAGTTTCAAGAAATAGGTAAGACTTTTTTACTCGAATCTAAAAACTTTGATTATAAAAATGAAATTCTAGAAAGTATAAGCCACTTTAGTCCTGATATAATCCATATTTTTATACCTGGTTCACAAAATCCAACATACTTTTACAATCTTCCTGCAAAATCAAAAAAATTTATAACTGTTCTTTGCAACCAAAAAATTGGTTTTGACCCATCAATTTTTGATAAAATTTTCTTTTTGTCTAAGTTTGGACAAGCTATAAGCGGCAAATTTGAAAACTCTCTAATAATAAGGCCGTCATTTAATTATGATTTTAAAGAATCAGAACAAAATAAGATTCCAATATTATCTAGAATTTCTGCCTTTTGTAGCTCAAAACTTATAGATCATACATTTAAGGCCGCAGAGATTTTTAAAAATAATAGCTTTAATGTTGGTGGAGAGATTCAGGATTTATCTTACTATCAATACCTGCTATCGTTTAAAAAAAATCAACATCTTGATAATGTAAAAATTTACCATAATATGGATGATCTTGCTGTTAAAAAAATTATAGAAGAGTGCGATATATGGCACTACCCTACCTCTTCAGAAGTTTTTTGTTTTTCAGCGCTAGAAGCTATGGCCGCAAAAAAACCAGTTATATCGTATAAGCTTGATGCAGTAAAAGAACTTTTCGATTCTGAAGATTGGCTAGCAGACGATTTTGGTGACATGATAGCAAAGACAGAAAATCTTATTAGCAAGCCTAAATCTGAAAGACAAAAGATAGGTCTTAAAAATTATGAAATGTACCTAAAAAATAGTGTTGATATTTTTGCAAATTCTATAATGAATGAATATAAAAAGTCTTTGGCAAACAGCGCTTGAATTCGCCTATAATAAAATTAACTATGCAAACAATATCACTTCCTAGCGAATATCAGCAATTTATCCATCTATCAAGATACTCCAGATGGAGTGAGGAGAACGGTAGAAGAGAAACATGGGAAGAAACCGTTGATCGATACTTTGAATTTTTTGATGAACATCTTAAGAAGAATAATGGCTTTTCAATTCCCGCTGATACTAGACAGGAGCTAAGATCAGCGATTCTAAATCTTGAGGTTATGCCTTCAATGAGAGCTTTAATGACTGCAGGAGAAGCTCTCAAGAGAGACAATGTAGCAGGTTATAACTGCTCATATGTAGCCGTCAAGAGAGTTAGAGCTTTTGATGAAATTCTTTACATATTAATGTGCGGAACTGGTGTAGGATTCTCTGTAGAAAGGCAATACGTTGAAAAACTACCTAGCATTGCAGAATCATTCTATAACTCAGACACTGTCATTATGGTTCAGGATAGTAAAGCTGGCTGGGCTAAAGCTTTTAAAGAGCTCATCTCTCTACTTATTAGTGGGCAAATACCGCGATGGGACCTCAGTAAGATTCGTCCTTCGGGTGCTAGACTTAAAACATTTGGAGGTAGAGCTTCAGGACCAGAGCCCCTTGATGACCTCTTCAAGTTTACAGTTGATACTTTTAAAAAGGCTGCTGGAAGAAAACTCACTTCCATTGAATGTCATGACATCATATGTAAGACTGCGGAAATTGTCGTTGTTGGAGGTGTCCGCAGATCTGCTCTTATATCACTCAGCAATCTTACTGATGAAAGAATGCGAGACGCTAAGTCTGGAGCATGGTGGAATGACAATCCACAGCGCGCTCTTGCCAACAACTCGGTTGCTTACAAAGAAAAACCAGAAATAGGGACATTCATTGAGGAGTGGAGTGCTCTATACAAATCTAAGAGCGGTGAAAGAGGTATATTTAACAGAGACGCGGCAAGAAAAACCGTCTCTAAATTGGGAGAAAGAAGAGATGCTTCTTACGAATTTGGAACAAATCCTTGTAGCGAAATTATATTACGAGACTGTCAGTTTTGTAATTTAACTGAGGTAATTGTTAGACAGAATGACACAAAAGAATCATTAGAGAAAAAGATAAAGCTTGCCACTATTCTTGGCACTATTCAAGCTTCTCTTCTTCATTTTCCTTATTTATCTTCTGAATGGAGAAAGAATTGCGAAGAGGAAGCTCTGTTAGGAGTTTCATTAACAGGAATATTAGACAATAAAATGATGTATGATAATCCTGATTTGCCTACAATTCTTTCTGATCTTAAGAGTGTAGCTATAAGAACTAATGCTCAATGGTCTGAGCAAATAGGCATAAAGCCTGCCGCTGCCATTACTTGTATTAAGCCTAGTGGTACAGTATCACAACTTACAGATTCCGCGTCTGGGATACATCCAAGACACAATAAATTCTACGTAAGAACCGTCAGAGCGGACAAAAAAGATCCTTTATGTAAGATGATGTTTGATATGGGTTTTCCTTGTGAGCCATGCGTCATGAAGCCAGATCACACTATGGTATTCTCCTTTCCCGTAAAAGCTGAAGAGTCTATTACTAGAAATGACATTTCTGCCATAAACCATTTAAATCTTTGGCTGACTTATCAGCGATACTGGTGTGAGCACAAGCCTTCTATTACAGTTACTATTAAAGATCATGAATGGATGGATGTTGGTGCCTTTGTTTATAAGCATTTTGATGAAATAAGTGGAATTTCATTTCTTCCTCACTCAGACCATTCTTATAAACAAGCACCTTATCAGGACTGTACCGAAGAGCAATATAATAATCTTCTAGCTAAGATGCCTAAAAATGTAGACTGGTCTATGTTAAAAAATTACGAGAAGGAAGATAAAACTGCTGGTACACAAACCTTTGCGTGTACTGGAGATAAGTGCGAATTGGTTGATATAAACTAAAATGCTTGATATATATCAAAAATGTCATCCTGAAACATATAAAAATATTATTAATGAAACATCTATGATTGAAGTTAAAACTATCTTTTTAGAAAATAATAATGTTCAAAGATTACCAGTTTACGCAACTTCTGGTTCTGCCGGATTCGATTTCTACTCAGTAGAAGATGTATTAATTAAGAGTAAAGATGTAGTCGTTATTAAAACTGGAATATCATTAGAGATCCCTCAGGGTTTTGAGCTACAGGTAAGATCCCGTAGCGGCTTAGCTGCTAAAAATAAAATATTTGTATTAAATGCCCCAGGAACAATCGACTCTGACTATAGAGGAGAAGTTTGTATAATTCTTGCTAATTTAAGTGATCAAGACTTTTTAGTTTCTAAAGGTGACAGAATAGCTCAAGGCGTTGTTTCTAGATACGAAAAAGTTCAATTTACTTTATCTAAAGCACTTAGTGAAACAGATAGAGGATCTAATGGCTTTGGTTCTTCCGGAATAAAATAAGTGTATTCAATATCATGTCCAACATAAACGCAGAAAAATACGTCTCAAAATATAAAGTTGAACTATTGAGATTATATTCGTCTATATACTCTGGACTTGAGTTGGATTCAATTGTTTTTGAAGTTATTGAAGATGACATGCTAGAAAAAATTTCAGCCAAAATGACTATAATTAGTCATAAATATTTTGGTTCTAAATTAATTTTTTCAGTACCTAAAGATTTTACGATATCAAGATCTGATGAGCTTTTCAGCGATGAGTTTTATTCAATAATCTTATGCGAAAAGCAGGTTAAAAATGGAGCTCTTGAAAGAGATGGGGATTTTTATATAGCAAAAGACGTCAGCTTATGCAAATTTATCCCTAAGTACAAGAAATATATTAAGTCTAAGTGAGACTTACAAGATGCCAATATATCCTTTTTTTTGCAAAAAATGTGGACATCAAGAAGAAATATTTTTAAAGATGTCTGATGAAAAACCTACAGTTTGCCCTTTAGAGAATTGTAAGGGTGAATATTGTAGAGACTATTCTGGACTGAACTCTGTTGTAGACTCTAAAAAAATAAAGACTATAGGCGATTTAGCCAATAAGAATACAGAAGATCTAGTTAAAGAAGGAAAGCTTCCTAAATCGACTTTGAACTGGGAGTCTAAAAAGCGAGAATTAAAGAAAAAGAAAAAGCATATGGCTGATATAGCTAATATGACTCCGGCTCAAAAGCATCATTACATTATGACCGGCGAAAAGAAAATATGAGTATAAAACAAAAAGAGATTGACTCAGATGGCTTTAAGGCTAAAGTCGCTACTATTTATTGCGACAATACAAACTTAAAGATGGCTGAAATTATAATAAGAGATTGCGAAAAAAGATTTCTTGTTCAGGCTGCATGGTATGGAGAAAATAAAGTCGCAAGCAAACCGCAAGAAATAAAAGGTTGTTTGTCTTGTAGTCCAATAGACACACCTTCTCAAAAAACAGCAATTATAAATACCGACTTCAAAGATAATGGAGAAATTCCATTGATGACAGTTATAGTAAAGAGAATAAAATGAAATTTATTAAAAACGCAAAACAAATAAAAGAAGACAATAATATCAGCACATGGTATACCTCTAATTCAGGCAAAGAGTCAACAGATAATACGAATGCTGCAGCTAAGTCTGTACATATATCTTCTAGCGTTAAATTCTACGTACTAGCATCAAAAAGACAAAGAAGACTCTATAATCCAATAGTTGATAAAATTGACGAAAAGAATCAAACAAGATTAGAAAACGAATTCTTATTTGAAGAAGTAAATAAAGAATGTTACGATAACTATGTAAGCTACTTAAGAGATAGAAATAGTTATTTGCTCACTAAAGCTCAAATTTATTATAAGAGATGATATGAACAAGACAAATTTAAATAAATTAAAAAGACAAATTAAAAAAAGCGTATCTGAAATTTGCGACGATGATGATGTTTTATCTGTCTCAAATATTATTAATAATGCTTTAGATAATTTCTATAATCCTCCGATCCCAGAAAAGAAAGGCTATATAGCTTCAACTGGTGGTCAGATTCTAACTTCTGTTGTTAGAACTCAAGGTCAGTCAGAAAAAGCTGACTCTGTTCGAGGATTTTCTAAATGAATGGAAACCCAGACAAGGCGCTAGAAATCTTCTGGGGAATTTTATTTGATAATGGTCTGATTGCTTTAGACCAGACACAACAGCCAGGAGAAATATCAGAATGGTTTAAGGTTCAGCAAGAAGTTTGCGATCTTAAAATTAATCCAGTATCAATAAAATTGTTTAAAAAAGACAACGCAAATGGTTCTGGGTATAAAAAAGTTTCTATAGAAACAAAAGGATCTAGTAACTTCTTCTTTTCTAAGAAGCTAGCGATAAACCTAGGTGATCATAATAGTCATGAAGCTTTTGGTATAGGCTTCTATGATCAAGAAATAAATTTAATTCAAATCAGTTGGTTTGATAGAGATCTTAACCTTATAGAATCCGAACAAAGAAATTTAGAAAAATGCGCAGATCTACTAATACCAAAGATTGGGACTCAAACTTTGTCCCAAAGCTAAAGATTCCAATAGAAGCTTACATAACAGAGCTTATTTTAGAAAATAAAATTGCTTTCAAAATCAAGAAAGGCGAAAAGATTTCCAAGCCTCTAGTTCCGTTTTGGAGGAAGGATGTTCTTTTAGCAAATCCAGACCTAAAAGAGCTAGCAAAAGATTTCTCTCTAGAAATTACTTATGTTAAAAGACTTCTAAAAGTTTTCAGTGTGGAGACGGTTATATCTTATGTTAAAGATAAAGGTATTATCACTCTGATATATCTGCCACTAGAAAAACAGAAAAGTTTACTGTATAATATTTTTCAAAATGAAATAGACTTAATCGACAGTAAAAAATCAAAATCTAAAACTGTTGAAGTTCCAGATGCTATTATCTTCAAGAGAGAAACCAAAGAAAAAGATTTGATATGAGTAAATCAGATATTTCATTAGAGAATTTTTTAATCCCAGTAACAGCACTCAAAGAGGAGCAGGGTAGAACTTTTAAAACTACTCTTTCTCTAGACATAGCTCTTTCTGGAGGTATTCCTGAAGGCTCTAGTGTTTTAATGAGTGGTAAGCCTAAGGTTGGAAAAACAACTTTAGCTTTACATTACGTGCAACAGTGCCATAGAGAAGACCCGACTAAAAAAGCTTTCTTTTTTGATGTTGAGGGGCGTCTTAGAACAGAGCTTTTAGATTGCTTTCCAGATCTAAATAGAGAAAATATTGCGATAGTTAGATCAAATGAAAATAAGATACTTAGTGCGGAAGATTTTCTGAATCTTGTTTACACCACACTAAAGGATTATCCCAAGTGCATTTGCATTCTAGATTCTATCGCGGCCCTATGTCCTGAAGCAGAGCTTTCATCAAACATAGGTGATGGTGTTAAAATGGCTGGAACAGCTAGTCTAATGTATAAAATGTTTAGACGAGTAAGTCAAATACTGCCTGTCACAAAAAGCACCTTCATAGCGCTTACTCATATGATTGCTAATCCTAACCCCGGACCTGGTAAAAAGAGTTATGGGGTAGGAGGAAACGCTCCTCAATATGGAGCGTCTGTTTGGCTTGAGGGTGGATGGAAACAGGATATAGAAGATACAAACAACAAAACTATAGGTCAAAACGCTCATTTTTATATAGTCGCTTCAGCACTTGGTTCACCTGGTGCTGATGTATCCATACCTATAATATATGGAAAGGGCGTTGATGAAACAATGGATCTTTTCAATCTAGCTTGTGAATTTGGTATCATATCAAAATCTGGAGCATGGTACACAGTTCCAGGAAGCAAGGAAAAGCTTCAAGGACAAATGAATGTCATAGAGCATTTGAGAAAAAACCAAGTGTTAAGCAAAGAAATTTATGATCAAATAAGAACAATGGCTATATAAGGAGTATATATGAATTTCAAGAAAATAAAAGATAAGAATGAAAAAATCGATAGCCCACTTTCCGCTGAAAGCCTAAAAATGGTAAAGGTTTCTTTCACATTTCCAGTCTGGAAAGACTGGGCTGTTAGAGATATAATGGCAGAAATTAATGATATGAGTCTAGAGGATACCCCACACGAAATAGAGGAATCCTCTGTAACAGTTGAAGATCTTGTGAAATATAGTAAAGAAGTCAAGGGATGGTACTTTTACCACAGAAATCACGATATAAGTCTAGAAGACATAATTTCTAACTCAAAGAAAAAGATAAAGAAGAAATGAAGGTAAAATCTATAGATAATCCTAATGCTTCAGTGACATGGGATGTGAGACAAAGTAGCTGGCCTTTGAAAAATAAGGCCGCTTGTCGTTCAAATATACAATACGAAATAGGTCAGATCATTAAATCAAGATATCCTTTAGACCCAATTCTTGAGGATATCACAATACCAGATACAAGACTGTCTTTAGATTTTTTTCTTCCAAACAGAAAAATTGCTTTTGAGGTTCAAGGCGAACAGCATGACAAAATGAATCCATTTTTTCACAAAAGCCTAGCCGAATTTGAAGATCAAAAAACTAGAGATGAAAATAAGCGTTTTTTCTGTGAGTTAAACAATATAAGACTTCACGAAGTAAGAAGTTCAAATGAGGTAAAAAAGATTTTAAATGTCTGAGATATCACAATCCTCAAAAAGTAAAATACTAGATAAAATAGCAGAGTTACAATCTGCTGATATTTTAAACATAAAAGAGCCAGATGAAATTGTAAAAATATTAAATCTAAATCACAGCGAATTAAAAGCTCAAACTAGTGAAGACTTGTTGATAAACGCTATAAAATTATCACAATACTCTATTTACATAAAGTCTAAGATTAATAAACTAAAGTCTATAATTAATTGGTGTGACGCAAACATAAGCTCTATTATAGGTAGAGAGCTACCTAATACTAGCGGTTATGGATTAAGTGAAAAATCTCTTGTAATAAAAAGAAATGATCCTGTTGCGAAAGAGTTAGAATCTGTCAAAGTCAATTTAAATATAACAGCAAATCAAATTGAAGACATAGATAGAAAAATAGAATTTATGGCTAATTCAATCAAAGCTTTAGCTGCAGATAGAAGGTATAATAATGAAAGATAAAAAAGAAAAATTAAAAATCGCCATAGCAAACGGGGATATGGAAGAAGTCAGATCCTTTTATGAGTATATGTTCATGGAAGAGGCTCCTCCCACAAAAAATTTTAATAACGCGAATCTAAAGAAAGCTATAGATAGAGCTATGGAGATTCTTAGTTCAGTAGATTTTGAATCAGATAAAACTATTGAAAACGAAGATCCTAAACCACAAGAAAAAGAAGTTATAGAATATCAACCGTCTAATAGGGTTTCTGGCGAAATGCAGTTCATAAGCAGTTCTGAATTTGAATTACCAGAGGACTCTAATCCAGCATACAAAGAGTTTTTAGAAAAGCAAAAAAAGAAAAATAGAATCAAAGATAGAAGAGCAGAATACAAGCCAAACATTAAGAAATGCGCTTCTTGTGGCGTAGACTTCGACTTTAATAAAGAGTATCCAACTGGCGTGCTAGAATCAGGTACAAATGCAAAACTTAAATGCAACAGATGCAGAGCCTCTTCATGATCCTGAGTTGTCAATATTGTCTTATGCATTTAAATGCGGATCTATAAATTTCTTTACCGATTTAGACTCGCTTTCTAAGGACCACTTCTCTAAAGAAGAAAATGCTAGTATATACTCATTTGTTTGTGATCTATATAAAAGTGAAAATGTAGATACCATAACAAGTGAGATGATTTATTCTTTTGCTAAAACTAATGGCATACCTCAAGATAAAATCAATAAAAAATATTCGCCAACAATAGAATTAGCCATGGGTTTGCATGTCTCTAAAGATGAGGCGAAGATAAATCTAAAAGAAATAAAAAAATATTTTGTATTAAAGAAGCTTAATATAAAGATTGAAGAAGCTAAGAAAAAGATAAGTCTAGCTTCAAAAGAAGAAAATATTATTAGTTTGATCTCTAGCGTCGAAGAGACTATTACAAGTCTTATTCCAGAGATTAAAAAAGAAAACGATATCACTAATTTAGCGCAGTACGCTATATCGCACATTAAATATCTGTCTGACAATCCCGTAACTTTAGCGGGTATTCCTACAGGCTATACTAGATACGATCAATGTGTAGGCGGAGGGTATAGAAGAGGCACAGTTAATGTAGTAGGAGCTAGACCAAAAGTAGGTAAAAGTACATTTTGCCTGAACGTCGCAAAGAATGTGGCGCTGAGCGAAGTTCCAGTTCTATATTTAGACACAGAAATGAAGAAAGAAATACAGGCCATTAAATGGGCCTCTCTTTGCTCGGGAATAAGTCAATCAATTATTGAAACAGGAGCTTTCGGTAAAAGCGAAAGAGACTCCTTAATTATTCAAGACAAAATTCAGGAAATGTCTTCAAAGCCATTCTATCACGTGAGTGTCGCTGGAATGTCGCAAGAAGAAATTTTTTCCATATGCAGACAATGGCTTTCCAAGCACGTTGGCAAAAATGCAAACGGTTCAACAAAAGACTGTTTAATAATTTTAGATTATCTAAAAACTATGGACCTTGGAGATCTTGGAAATTTTCAAGAATACCAATATTTAGGCGACTTTATAACAAAGTTGCATAATTTTGCTGTAAAGTATGACGTCCCTATTTTAGCCACCGTACAGTTAAATAGAGATGGAATAAATAAAGATGATACTAGCGTAGTTTCAGGAAGTGATAGAATTTTATGGCTATGCTCTAGCTTAGCTTTTTTAAAGAAGAAAACCGACGAAGATTTCGCTGCTGGAGACAGCAAATCAAATGGAGACAGGAAGTTAATCGTAGTTGAAACGAGATATGGAAAGGGTATGGATTCTTCTTCTGAGTATATTAATATCATCTCTAATATGGATAGATCAGAAATGGTAGAAGGAAGATTTAACTTTGAAGTATTAGATAACGCTTCAACAATAGACTCAAACGATGAACTCGACTTCTGAAATTAAAAAACTTGCAGAGTCTTATGATGAGCTAATCTTAAAGAGCTTGGGTTTTCAATTTATATCAGAAAGAGGAGTGCAGCAAAATTGTCCTGTCCATAACGGAGACAATAATGCTGCTTTTTCTTATGACAGATCTAAGAACTGCTGGTCTTGTTTTACTCACCAGTGTCATAAAAAATATGGAAATGATATAATAGGTCTTGTTCGATCAATAAAGAACATGACATTTTCTGAAGCTGTTGAGTGGATAGGTAATGTAATAAATTCTCCTGAAATTAATTGCGGATATATACCAAAAGAAAAAAGGGATAACGTAAAACTGAATAATTCGGTTATAAGCGAATCCAATATTAAGAAATTAAAGGCTTTAGATAATATACCAAACAAAAAATTTAAGACAGATACAATCAATCATTTTAATTGTGGAATAGTTAACGATAAAAACGTAATGCCTCAACATCACAGGGTGATGATACCTCTTAGAAATGAAGAGGGGCAACTAATAGGATTTTCCGGTAGAAGTATATATAAAAAGTGCAGCGAGACTGGATTTTTTATACCTTCTTGGTTAAATAAAAGCTCTCCATATATAAAAATGTATTCTAAATGGAGACACTACCCAAAAGGCCTCAATAAGAGTATTGAGTTATATAATTCACACGAGGCCAAGCATTGGATAGAAAGGGTGGGTTTTGCGGTTCTCGTGGAGGGTCCATATGATCTATGGCGAATGTGGGAATTTGGCGTCAAAAACTGCGTAGCAAGTTATGGTTGCAGTGTATCAAATGCGCAGATATCTTCTTTAATTAAATTTGGCGCAAAATGTGTAGGAGTTCTATTTGATTCTGATAAGGCTGGAGAAGAAGGCTATAATAAAGCAAAGATTTTACATCAAAGTAAAATTGACGTAGTCAAATTAATGCTTCCTAAAGATAAAGATCCTGCAGAGCTTACAGAGGATGAATACAAAAATCAAATTAAGCCGCAATTAAGCGTTTTAAGGAAAAGGTATGAAAACAAAGATAATTATCTTGACGGGCAAAGCGCAGAGCGGTAAAGACTCTGCTGCGGCTTTTATTATAGATAAGCTAGCTGAAAAAAATAAAACTGTTAAATGCTATTCATTTGCTGAATCTTTAAAGGATATTTGTCACAATATTTTTGGATTAAGTGAAACACAATGTTGGGGTTCTAATAAAGAGAAAGATACTCTAACTAATTTTAAATGGTCAGATCTTCCAATAAATAAAGAAAGACTTTCTGTCCTAATGATTAGGGACAAAAAATATAAAAGCACAGAAGATTTTATGACAGCAAGGGAAGTTATGCAAGTATGGGGAACTGATGTTTTTAGGTTCTTTGATAAGGACTGCTGGGTTAGGTCTGTTTATAATAAAATAAAATATGACAATTTAGATTATGCCATAATAACAGACGCTAGGTTTGAAAATGAGATTAATTTTTTTAAAAACTATGATCACGTCACAATAAGATTTTTAAGAAATGTGCTAGGTCATAGTCATGAGAGTGAGTTAGGTTTAGATAATTATAATTTCTCAGGCAGTAATACATATTCTATAAATAATCAAGAAATCTCTATTGAAGAGAAAAATAAACAGTTACATGAAATTATAAAAAGATACATATGATTTCAATTAAAGATGAAACAATTATAGATAATCTTTACGATGAGGACGACCCAAATAGAGTTGCCTTATTTAATTATTTTAAATATGTTTTGTCAAGACTAAAAAATAAAGGCTATAAATGTTTAGCTACCTATACCGCAGGAATAAGTATTGATTTTTGTAGGGCCTGTGCAGAGTTAGATATGCTAGAAACTGTATATATACCGTATAAAGACAACGATAAGAAATGGCCTATACCATACAAAAAAAGCTCAAAAATAATTATCAAAAAAGCTTCTGCAGTTAAGACATTAAGTAAGGGCGGATTCAATACAAAAAAAATAAAGCAGGTTCAAGAAATAATAGACTTGAATTCTAAAATAACACTAGCTATTGAAAAAAGACAACACGGAACCTTTTTGGTTACTATAAAATCAAATGAATCTTAAATTTTTAAGAGCCTCTTCAATAAATACTTATAGAGGCTGCGAGTTTCAATTCTTTATGGAACAAATACTTGAAATGCCCTCTAAAGCTGGTAAAAAAGCTTTTTTAGGTACGATAGTACATCACGTATTAGAATTAATGGCAAAAGGCAGTAAGGTTGGTAGAAACTTTGGGTTTATTACAGATCATCAAAAACTTTTAGATATCTGCTGGGGTAGATATACTAAAGAGTCTCCAGAGTTTTCTCTTACTGCTAGCGATAAGAAATTTTGCTTAAGAACTATAGAGAAAGTACTAAATACTTCTTACGACCCTAGAAAGCTAAATGTTATAGCTACTGAGTATCAGTTTAAAATACCTATGCCTGGTAAAGATTATTCTTTTGAATATTATGATATAATCAAAGGAACTGTGGAAAAAGGGCAGTATGAAATACGTGGCACTATAGATCTTTTAACTCAAGTAGATAACGACACACTAGAGATAGTGGACTGGAAGACCGGATCTAGAAAATGCTGGAATACCGGAGATGTTAAAGAATACGAATATTTATATTCAAAAGACGTACAATTAAAGATGTACGATTTAGCTACAAGTATACTATTTCCTCAATATAAAAATCGAATTTTAACAATTCATTTTATAAATGATGGAGGTCCTTTTACTGTTACTTTTGATGAAAATGATCGAAAGAATACAGAAAAAATGCTAAAAGAAACATTCAAATCCATAAAATGGAACCAGATGCCGTCTAGAATAAAAGAGACAAAGGCTTCTGACAAGTGGAAGTGCAAATCCACATGTTATTTTGGCAAAACTCTAACCAAATCTGGAGCTAGCATTTGCGATACTATACATGCTTACGCTGTAGGAAATGGTATTGACGATACATTATTAAAAATAAATAATGTAAAAAAAGAAAAGTCTATAGCAAAAGAATCAAAAACCTCCAACAGAAGAAATAATTTTAACGAATGAATTATATACCATTACATGTTCATACAGCATGGTCGCTACTAGATAGCACTTTAGATGTTGACGACTATATAAATTATTTGTCAAACACTGGATTCAAGGCGGCGGCTATAACTGATCACAATAATATCAAAGCCCTAGTGCCTTTTTATAAAAAATGCAAAGCAAAAAATATAAAGCCAATCATCGGATGTGAGATAGATGTTTGGCAGTTAGAAAACAAAATTGATAGAATTACTTTACTTTGTAGAAATAAGAATGGCTATAAAAATATGCTTAAATTACTTTCTACTGGTAGAGCTAAAAATAGGGTTATAGAAGACTCTTGTCCGAAATTTTACTACGAAGATCTTAAGCAGTTCAGTTCTGGATTAATATGCCTAATTGGCGACTTAAAAAGCAGCATTTTTAATAATTCATTTGCTAATCCAGATCTAGCTTATAATTCAGACTCAACAGAAGAGTGCGATATTTTATTAAAAAATAACGCAAAAGAAGAGATAGAAAAAGTCTTAAAACTTTATAGGGGCATATACAGCGATGTATTTTTATTTTTTGACTACTCTAAAATGCCAGCCTTAATATCTCTAGGTAAGTTTATTAAGAATAATTTCAAAGATTATATACCATGTAATAACATCCACTACCTAAGAAAAGAAGATGTTAAGATTCATGATTTAATCATTTCTGATGAAGATAATGATAAAAAGCAAGACGATCTTAGAATATTTGATTCTAGATACGCAATTTGTCACATTTTAGATAAATTACCCGAAGGTGAAAAGACATTCAAGGTACTAGACTTGATAGAAGATTTTTCTATTGAAGAAAGGCCTATGCTTCCTGATTTTAAGATAGACGACCATCAAATACTTAGTCAGGACGAATTCTTAAGAGAAAATTGTAGGACTGGCTTTTCTAAAAAGATTGTGCCAGCCATAAAACATCATAGCGAACTAAAAGAAGTCTATCTCAATAGAATTAAGCATGAATTAGAAGTGTTTAAGCAAGCAAATATTTCTGGTTATTTTTTAGTGGTCAGTGATATTGTTAAACATACAAAATCTAAGAATCTTCCAATAGATAGTAGAGGATCTTCCTCTGGCTGTCTCATTTCATATCTATTAGATATATCTAGTATTGATCCTATATTACCAGACCAAACTATTGGTTACTCAAAAGAGAGAGAGCTTCCCTTCGAAAGATTTTATAACGAAGGAAGAAATACAGCTACAAATGTTTCTTTGCCAGATATTGATATTGACCTACCCCCATCTGCAAGATCTGAAGTTATAGACTATGTTAGAGAAAAGTATGGTAGAGATTGTGTAGCTCATATCATAACTCACTCAAGATTTAAAGGTAAGGGAGCGATTAAAGAGGCCTTTAGAATATTAAAGCCTGTAGATAATTATTTTGAAGAAGCAAATAATATAACTAAGCTTTTCATCGATGAGTCTAAAATATCAGACGAGTTAGTAGAACTTCAAGACGAAGATCCTTCTTACGGCATTATTAGATGGAATATAGACAATATTAAAGCTGTCGCTGAGTCTTATGAAAAATATAAGGAGGCTTTTGATTTTGCCATTAAAATTGAAAAACTTCCTAAAAATGAAAGCGTACACGCTGCAGGTATAATTGTTTCCGATAAGCCATTGAGCACATTATTTCCTATGACATATTCAAAAAAACTAGACCAAATGGTCATAGACGTCGAAGGGTCTGATATAGAGTATTTGGGCGGGGTCAAATTTGATATATTGGGCGTTGCTGCCCTTGAAAAAATTTATCAGATTACAAAAATGATTAATAATAAGACTAATTATATTAAATACGGAATTTTGAATTAAATGCCAAATAATAAGAACTTTATTGTTTTTGATATTGAAACTACAGGCTTAGATCCAGACGCTGGGGCAGAAATACTTCAAATCTCTGCTACGGCCTTAAAGTATTCAGATTATTCTGCAATAGATAATGGGTCTTTTAATTGTTTAATTAAACCGCAAAAGCCAGAAAAGGCTGAGAAGGATGCTATTAAAGTTGTTGGCGAAAATCTTTGGAAAAACGCTAACGATAATGGACTTCATCCCAAAGTTGCTTTAAGAAAATTTTCAGAGTTTTTGGATTCTATGAATCCCACAAAGAAATTTTGGACAGCTCCAGTCTTAGTTGGATTCAATATAGTTAATTTTGATATACCATTTTTAAAACATCAGATGCTTGAATACAAGATTATTTCTGATAAAGAGGGTGTGCCTTGGTCGAATATGCAAATAGACATGTTTCCTCTAATGTTTTGTATATTTGGTAGGGATGGTCTTAAAAATAATAAAATGGACACATATGCGGAGATAATAGGTCTTAAAAGATCAACCGCAAACCATGATGCGTCCGAGGATGTCGATATAACAAAAAATATGTTTCAAAGATATATGAAGTTTATGTCGAAAATACGCACAAAAATAAACACTGTAGAGAAGACAGAAGTTAATAAATAAAAGAGGCTACTTTATGTTTACAACTTCTGATATATCATTAAAAAATGAAAAGGCTTGGAGACTTATCCAAAATGGACACACTATCGGCGTCTTTCAGCTAGAAAGTGATCTTGGAAAAAGATGGGCCTCAACGATTAAGCCTTCTAATATAAATGAACTTAGCGCCGTTATCTCATTAATTAGACCAGCATGTCTAGAAGCTGGCATGACAGATTCCTATTTCAAAGTTAAATTTGGAATGTCTGAAATGCCTGACTATAACGATGAAGTAATTAATAAAATTTTAGAACCCACTCTTGGAGTCCTAATCTATCAAGAGCAGCTTATGAAGTTCGGAAGCGAAATAGCTTGGTCCGATCTAAATTATATCGATAGATTAGTCATTGTTGATAAATTAAGAAAAGGTATTGGTAAAAAAGATCAAAAAACAATTTTAGATTTAAAAGATAAATTTATAAATGGATGTATAAAAAACGGAAGATCAAAAGAGACTAGCGAAAAATTATTTGAGCTTATTGAAGGTGCTGGTAGATATGCTTTTAATGATGCTCACGCTAAAAAATATGCCCTATGGTCTTATAAAACAGCATATCTAAAGGCAAATTTTCCTCTAGAATTCTATTGCACTTACCTAACTTATAGTAAAGGTAAGCAAAAGCCTAGAGAAGAAATCTCTGATTTAATAAATGAGGCTAGAATGTTGGGCATCGAAATAAAAAAGCCCGATATATCCATTTCTAAGTCAGACTTTTATTTTGTGGATGAAAATGGCAAAAAAAGTATTTATTTTGGATTATCTCACATAAAACAAGTTGGTGAAAATGACGCTGCTTGTATAGAAAATACTAGACCTTCTAGTTTTTACGAATTATTAAGAATGCATTTTGATGCTTCTGAAGATAATAAAATTAGAGGTCAAGCAGTAGAAAGCTTGATTAACTCTGGAGCTTGTGACAACTATGGTATATCACGCTCAACAATGAATTCAATATTCTTAATGCTTAAAGAATTAACAAAAAAAGAAATTGAATTTATTTTCCATAAAAAAACTTTCAATTCAATCAAAGATCTTATTGATTGCGTTTACGAGTGTGGAGATAAGCAATCCGTAAAAAGCAGAAAGGAAATAGTTAAATCTGAAGCTAAAGCTATAGATATAAAGGCTATTGACTCTTCTCCAATTCTTGCATCAAAAGAAAAAGATCTAATGGGTTTTTCTTTTACTTATGATTATAACTTAAATCAATCCGACGAAGGAAGCTGCAAAGATTGTTTTAAAAATTATAAGAACAATAAAAATACATCGATAAACCTATCAGTAAAAGTAAGTGAAATATCAACTCTACTAACAAAGAAGGGTAAAAATCCTGGTCAAGAAATGGCAAGATTTAAAATATCAGATAATACTGGAAGTATTAACGTAGTATGCTTTCCAGAAGACTATCAAAAAATTAAAGGAATTATTAGTGAAGATGGATATTATTTAGTAAATTTAATTGGTACTGGTAATGGTTGGTCAGTAAAAAATATAAAAATCGCATAAAAAATATATCGCTCAGCTATAATAGAACAAAGGATTAAAAATGGCAAACTATAACAAAGTAATCTTGGCGGCTAATCTTGTTTCAGATCCAGAACTAAAGACTATCGGAGAATCAAATGTTGTTAGATTTAGAGTTGCTATCAATAGAAAGTATACGACTAAGTCTGGCGAAAAAAGAGAAGATAGCACCTACATTGATTGTGAAATGTGGGGCAACAGAGCTTCAGTTATAAGTACACACCTCAAAAAGGGTGATCCTATTCTGATTGAAGGACATCTTAAGCAAGAAAATTGGGAATCTAAGGATGGAGAAAAGAGAAGTAAGATTTTAATTAGCGTTGAAGATTTTGAATTTATGGGCGGAGGAAATAAGAATGAGAATGAAAGCTCTCATCAAAGAAACGCTCCCAAAAAGCAGCAAAAACAAAACGATAAGTTAGCTCTAGAATTAGAGGATGTGCCCTTCTAATGTGTGACGATAAATTAAAGGAATTAATTCTTTTCTTAAAGAAGGAAGGTCTCCTAAAAGGAGACCTCTCTTATTCAGAAATAATGGCATTATTCTACAATAAGACTAAAGCAGAAGTAAATATAAAGGCGCCAAATGGATATGCAGGATTTGCAAAAGGCAAAAAAAACTAGAGTTCTTTTAGTTACTGAGTTTAGTGGATTAAATACTGGATTTTCGGTGATGGCTCATGACTTACTAACTAAGCTACATGCTAGTGGTAAATATGAGGTTGCTGAATTGGCCTCCTATGTAGAGGATAATGATCCAAGAATTAGATCTGTTCCTTGGAAAGTATATCCAGTAGTTCCATCAAATCCAGAAGAGAGAAAAGTATATAATGAAAATTATAGAACCGCTCAATTTGGTCATTATAGATTTGATAGAGCTGTTTTAGAATTTAAACCAGACATAGTTTTTTCCTATAGAGATTTTTGGCATGACGAATGGATCACAAAAATGCCGTCAAGATATCTATTCAACTATGTATGGTCGGCTTGTGTTGATTCTGAACCTCCTCGCGCAGAATGGATTGGCACTTATTCATCTGTTGATAAGGTCACATCTTATTCCGATTGGGGTTTATCGGTAGTGAAAAACTATTCTGGCAATAAAATATCTATTGCTAGAAATAATGCTATGCCTGGTGTTGATCTTAATATTTTTAAGCCAACATCAAAGGCTGAAGCTAGAAAACTTCTTGGTCTCAAAGAAGACATAAAGTTAGTTTTAACGGTTATGAGAAATCAGCCAAGAAAGCTTTTTCCAGACCTAATGAAAGCATTTAAAGATGCTTTAGGCATTTGGGATGACAAAGGGCTTAAGAATTTAGTAGATAATACTTACTTATACCTACACACAAGTTATCCAGACGTTGGATTTGATATTGGAAAAGATATTATTAAATATAAGTTGGCTTCTAAAGTAATAATGACTTATTGCTGCAATCATTGCGGCTATTATTTCGCTTCTTTCTTTGCTGGGGAAGTTTGCTACTGTCACTCTTGCAATAATTATACTGCGCACCCGCCAAATACCGCTTTAGGCTTAACTAGAGAGCAATTGGCTACTGTTTACAATAGTGCTGATTTATATTGCCAATTAAGTATCGCAGGAGCTTTAGAGATACCATTAATCGAAGCTAAAGCTTGTGGAGTTCCCACAATAGCCACTGATTATGCTGCTATGTATGAACTGAATAGAATGGGTGGCTCGTATGGAGGCGTAGAAGTTGCCGCATGGAGAGAAGAGTCTGATAAAGAGACAGGTCAAGTTAGAGCTATGCCTTCTGTAAAAGATTGCTCAGATAAAATTTCTGCATTTTTTATGGAGCCAGAAAATGTTAGAAGCGATCTAGCTAAAGAGGCTAGAAAATCTGCCGAACTTAACCATACTACAACTCAAACATTTAATAAATGGGACGCTATTTTCTCTGAGCTTCCATCCCTTAATCCCAATAGATGGTTTGCTCCAGCAAATAAAATTAATATAAACGAAGATGCAGTAAACAGCATTGAACAAGACGAAGATTTCATTTCCTACTTAGTAAAAGCATATGCTCCTCCAAAAACTTCATACGCTAGTTATGTTGCTGAGAAAGAGCTTTTAATGAATTTGCGTTCTAAAGTAAGACAAGATGGAAATCAATCTAGAAGATTTTCTAGGAAAGATATTCTAGACATTTTTAAGACTTTAGTCAACGGCTTTAATATCTTTGAGGAGCAAAGATATAAGTATTGTAACAATATATTTGAAATTAATAACGATCCATCTGAGGTTTTATGAAAAAAATAGCTTATATATCTGTTTATAGAGACGGCACTGGCTATGGAAACGCCGCTTGTGCAATGATAGACTCAATTGCAAAAGCTGGCTATAATGTAAAGCCAGTATGGATTACTCTTAACGGTCATCCAAATATTAACAATGAAAAAATATCTAGTCTTGAAGATTCAGATCTTGACGATGTAGATGTTGTTATACAGCAATGCTTACCTTCAATGTTTGTGAGAATTGAAGGAGTTAAAAATATTGGCTATTTTTTCTGGGAGACTGATAGATTTATTGGCTCTGGATGGCAAAATGGCTGCAATATAATGGATGAAATATGGGTAAATACCGAAGAACAAAAGCAAGCTTGTGAAACTTCTGGGGTTTCGGTTCCCATTAAAATAATTGATCAGCCAAAAAATATTGAATTGAATCATTTTGCTGGATTTAATTTTGAAAAATATGGAGTAGCAGACAAGTTTAGATTTTATTCGATATCTGATTTTTCGAATAAAAAAAATGTGAATGGTCTTGTGCATAGTTTTTTATCTGAATTTTCTGCCAATGACAATGTTTGTTTGGTTCTAAAAACTTATATAAGTAAACTAGCCGTAGAACAATCTAAAGAAGAAATTAAAAAAGTAATTTCTCAAATAAAAACCCAGATTGGTAAAAGGCCAGAAACATATCCAAGCATACTGCTAATACCAAAAATGCTATCTGACTACGAACTTCAAGGGTTAGAAAATGATTCTCATTGCTTTGTTTCTATGTCTAGAGGAGAGGGTGATAGCTTTCCAGTCGCTCAAGCTTATCTAAAGGGCAAACCAGTTGTTGCTCCTAATATATCTGGCATTAAAAAGAATAGCTTGTTAAAAGATCTTTTGATTACTGATCTTAATTATAAAAAAGTCTTTGGAATGCAGAATGATAGTTCTGGATTTTATTACATGTGGGATGAAAACTGGATAGATCCTTCTACTACTCAAATGTGTGAAAAAATGAGATATGTATATGAAAACTATAATGAAGCTCTAGATATAGCTCAGATAAATAAAAAATACATTATTGATAGTTTTTCTATTGATGCTTGCGCTCAAAAAATGAAAGGTTTGATATGAATCCAGTAAACTATATTGCAAATAAAATTAATAGAAGAAAAAAGAATAAATATAACATAGCTGCTTTAGCAACTCACGAATCTTATCAAGAAGCGCTAGCTAGAACGGGACATAATTTTTACATTATAAATCCCGAAAATGGTAAAAAATGGGAAGAGTCTTACAGAAAGCTTCCTTCAAATTGTGTTTTGATAAATAATTTTTATGAGCTGCCATATGATATAGACATTGTTCTTTCTCAAGAAAGAAATAGTCAGTTGTCAATTATTAATGGCTTTTCAAATGTTTCTAGAGTTCCTGTGATTAATATTGATCACACTGAGCCTGCAGGTGATAGGAATGTTATAGAAAACCTTAAAAAAATAAACAGCGATTTTAATGTATTTATTACTGAACATAACAAAAATACCTGGGGTAGCAGCAACGGGACTGTAATAAATCACGGAATTGATACTAATATTTTTAGGGGTTGGACCCCCAACAAAAAGAAGAGGGTTGTTTATATAGTCAACTTCTTAAAGGAAAGGGATTACGCTTGTGGCTGGAAGGAATGGGAATATATTAAAAATAACGTTCAAAGAATAGATCCAGAGATAGATTTTATACTGATAGGCAGTAACCCTGGCCTAAGTGAACCTATAAATGACCCTGTCACAATAGCGAATATTCTATCTAACAGCTCTTGTTATTTAAACACGTCTAAATATTCTCCGCTTCCGATGTCTTTGCTTGAAGCCATGTCCGTAGGAATACCAATTGTTTCAACAAGATATCAACAGGTCGCTGAAGTTTTAAACGATGAAAACTCTTTATCATCAAATGATTTGAATGTTTTGATTAAAAATATAGTAGATATTTGTAACAACAATAGCAATTATATAAAAATTGGATCTGCCGCTAGAAAAACTGTATGCATAAATTATTCAATAGAAAAATTTGTTGATGCTTGGAATAATTTATTTGACAAAGCCTACAATCTAAGACTTGGAAAAAAGCATGAAATATTTCATATCAAATAAAATAGATAATTATTTAGATTTTAAAAAAATAACTATAGAGGACTTCTTAAAGCTTCCTGATGATAAGCAGATAGACTCTATTAGAATTTTTCCTGGAACTTTTGAATCCCTTAAGGATGCAGAGTCCTTACTTTCTAAAATTAGAAAAATATCATCAAATACCACAGAGATAGATTTATCTTTTATAAATATATACCAAATGTTTGTTGATGCTGCATATTTTAGACTTGATGTAGGTGTGGCTCATTTAGTTTGTAAAAATATAGAAACGCCATTCAATACAGCTGCTTCTATAAACTTTATCAGAAACGGCAAACTAAATATTAAAAAGTTTTGGTTTGAGGAAAATACAACTATACTAAGGGTAGACTGCTCAAATGAATAAAAAATGCTCAGTAGTAATTCCTACTTACAATAATCAATTTTTTATTTCAAACGCAATAAAGAGTGCTGTTAATCAAAATTACGATAAAAATTCTTATGAAATAATAGTCGTAGACGATGGAAGCAGTGACAATACAGATTCTGTAATGAAAACAATTCTAGATTCTGTAGATGCAGATATAAAGTATTTTAAAAAGAAAAATGGAGGCACTGCTTCGGCAAGAAATCTTGGCGTGTCTAAAGCTAGTGGTGAGTATATAGCGTTTTTAGACGCGGATGATACATATACTCCCAATAAACTAAATATGTCCATAGATGTTTTAGATAAGTACTATAATGTGGGCATTGTATACTCAGACTACGTTGAAAAGTATCCAGATCACAGCGTTATAAGACTAAAAGAAAATTTTAATATAGAAAAGCTGTACAATCAATGTATAATCTCAACTAATTCTGTAGTCAAAAAAGAAGCGCTAGAAAAAGTCGGAGGCTTTGACGAATCTTTCCGTTACGTAGAAGATTACGATTTGTGGTGTAGAATTGTTATGTCTGGCTTTTTTGCGTTCAGACTACCTGAAGTTCTTTTTATCTATAATTCACACCCGCAAAGTAAAACTAACGTAACTAATCATGATAAAATTAATCCTGAATGGGCTAAGATAAGAGAAAGAATTTTAAAAAATGAATGGCTTATTAAACGCTAATCCTATTTCAGAAACATTTTTAATCGGTTCAAGGTTTCCAACAACTGCTTCAATTGCTATACTTTTGGATAATTTAAGATCTCAGGAGTATTATCAATTGGCTCATAGCGTATATGCTAAAAATTCATATGATTATGACATATGCGTATTTTCTGCCGATTTAAATAAACCGATCGTAGCTGCTCCTTTTGGTGTTTTTTATAACCATATGATAGAGCAATACAATGGTTCAGTTTTATGTTTAACTATACGTGGAGCAATAAATGCTTTTGAGTGTGGTTCAATATTTAATAAGAAGATATGGTATATATCCGATATTTCAGAAATAAGAACGCTAGAGCCTAGTATAGAAAAGCTTGTTGATTTTTTTGATCATGTAATATTTACTAGTGATATTGTCAAAACTGTTTTTGAAAGCGTATATCCTAACCTAAATAGAGATAAAATGGAAGTTTGTGATTTTAGTCTTCAAAGCTTAGAAAAGTATTGGATTTAATATGAAAAAATTAGAAATTATAAATCAACTTTTACTAAAAAATGCTGACCTTAACGCGGAAGATTTAGGTAAACTTAAAGTTAAGGAGCTAGAAAAGATGTTGAATAATTCTAGTAATCAAGAAGTTCTTGAAGATAAAGGTATTACAAAAACAGAAACAGATAAAGACTGGTCTGATTACGTAATGACTTTCTTTACCGAAGATGAGCTTAAGCAAAACATGCCTACTTGTGATGGGCTTAGAAGAGTTTTTAAGCTTTTGGTGGGCGATATAGTGACTTCTGAGATGGGCGTATTAAAGGCTCCTACCACTTTAGATCCAACTGCGTCCGTACTTTGCACAATAATTTATATCAAGCACGGTCAATCTTTAGAGAGAAAGATTTCAGACGTTTTTGACGTCAATCAAGATAACACTCCTTGGCCTTACTGCAAATCTAGTGTTGGTACAGCGGCCACGAAAGCTGAGGCTAGAGCTCTCAGAAAGGGCCTAGGTCTAGTTAGAATTTATTCAGCAGAAGAAATACAAGAAGGATTGAATGCTGATGAACTTCAAATGCAAAACCAAGAGTCAAATAGACCAATTTCTGACAGTGCGAGAATAGCAATCAGTACAATGTCTAACAAGTTAGGCCTTAATCCAAGTAAATTAATTAATTATATGGGCATTAATAAAGATGATACTTCAATGCTTTCATATTCTGAATCACATTTAGTCTTAGCTAAATTAAACGCTTTTTCTAGAGGTGAATCTAATGGAGGAGAAAGTGTACCATCTTCAATTAAATCAAATGAGATAATACTATGAAAAAGTATAACCCTTCTTATAAGATATATAAACCAGGTCATAAGGATCACTCTAAAGGTTCGGCTACTTCTTGGGAATATAATCAAAATACTAAAAACTTCTTTTTAACTATCGCAAAACAGAATCAAGAAAAAGATAGCGGAGGAAACCCTTCCTTTTCTTGGAAAGAAAACTCAGAAACAGTCAAGCTAGATTTAGAGGAGTTGGCAGAAATTATATTAGTTTTTTCAGCTAAAAAGAATCATCTTGGAAATCCAGATGGAACTACTCAAAAAGGAAAAGGGCTTTTTCATCAGACAAAAGATGGAAATACGATACTAAAAATTTATCAAATTGACACTAGTGGAGAGTTGTCTTTTGGTCTTGAAATAAGCTCTAAAAAAGAGTCTGGGGCATTTTGGTCTGGACAAAGAATTACCTTGACAGAAGCCAAGGTAATTAGTATTTTGTGTGAAAAGGCTATAGCTGAATCTATATTTCAGTGAATTACTGAATCATATCCATAGTTATTTTAGGAGTAGCTGGCATTGGACTCTTGCTCATCGGCATAGATGAGCTGTGTCCATTTTGGTTGTCGCTTAACATGTACTGATTTGCTGAGACTATATAATCAGTAGCCAAAGTTACTTTGCTAACCATCCACTCTTCAACTTCCATAGATCCGCTAATAGCATCTAGCATTTGCTGAGCGTTTCGAATAAGAGTCTTAAGATCTGATTTTACCATTTCAGTAGCTTCAGAAGACTCTTCTTCTATTTCTGGCATTTCAGTAGGCATTTGCATAGGCATTTGCATAGGCATTGATCCATTCATTGTGCTAGATGGAGCTGTTCCTTGCATTAAATCACCTAATTCTCCGCCTTGCATTTGTTGTCCCATAGGCATAACATCGCCCATCTGGGCTGGCCCTCCCATAATGACCGAAGATTCCATTATCTGAGCTTTTAATTTTTCTATTAAATTATTCATTTTTTTAAAACCTTTATATGATACACTAATAATTATAGCTTCTTAACCCTTTATTGCGTTGCTTATAAACGTGACTCCTATAGAAATAATCACGGCGACTAGAGCTGAACCAAAATACATTTTTGTTTTTAAAATTGCTATTTCTTCTTTTATGGAAGATAGCTCATTTTCAATCTTAGAAAGTCTTTCATTGCTTCTTGTAAGCTCCGCTAAAATTAGTTTTTTGTATTCAAGCCAACCATTTTCTTCGCCCATAAAAGCCTCATATGTATTCTATAATACACGAAATGCTCATATATGGAGCATTTGATGGATATTTAGGTTCTACAGATATAGCAATATGCCAGTCATGAATTTTTTGCGGACTTCCTGAGGACGATATATTTCCATTAATCCCACTTGGTCCTGGATTTTTGGAAAGTTCTAAGAAAGCATTCATCTTATTAGATAGCGTGGCCCAATTAGCACTTCCACTTCCTACGCCATTAAAATTAATTCCAGTATTGCATATTTCTGCAACATATATATTTACAGAGTCTGAAGACACGGTTTGTATTTTATTGCCAACTCCAGAGGCTGTTAATTTCGCAGAAGTTACATTGTAATTAGTAACTCCGCTAGGATCTCCGAAATTAATGTTTAAAACTGCGCACCAATTTGGTATTTCAGTCAGAGGAGATTCGACATCTTTTGCTGTGTCATTATAAATGATGGCTTTTGAAGAATCACTCTTTTGGATGTTATTTATATTGCGGTAAAATTTGGAGGAGAAAATATCAATTAAATAAGTCCTGTCCTGCTGCGTTCCAACTCTAATTAAATTATTATTTCCCGTAGAACCAAAACCTATATCATAACCATCAAAATTATTATAAGTTATTGAAGATCCATTAAATCCTATGTATCTGTAAATAAGAGATAAAGCCATTATAAATATTCAACAGAAAAATACAAACCAAAAGACGTATGAGATCCTATGCCTGTAGGAGTAGCTGACAAACAAATATACCAGTCGTGAACGGTTGAATATGTATTTGATCCGCTAGGTCTTATACCGCTAAGACCAGGACTATCTATAAGCGATAGGTACGGAGTACTTCCGCTACATGGAACCCATGAAGAAGAACCTGAACCTTGTACGGCTTGGCTTGTTTCTGGATGTACTACTTCGCAAGCTTGGCAAATTACTCCAACTGGCCCGTTATTAATATTGGACCTATCATATACTTGAACTTTTGCGTTTTGCGTCCTTACTGAACTTGTATCTGTAAATTTTATATTTAAAGTTGATTTATAATTTGGAATATACTTAATCCATAGAGTAGCGTCATTTACTCCGCCTCTAGAAATGATAGCTCCTGTTGGATTAGAATATTTTACGTTATCCATTTCAGCGCCGACAGTTGTACCATTCGCGTTAGTTAAAAAAGTTCTATCTTGGTATTCATTTATTCTTACGCTAGAAAAAGCTCCTGCATTTCCAAAAAAACCTATTCCAGAACCAGCAAATGACTGTGATCCGCTATTTATAGCCCCTAAACCTTCATTAGCATAAAATGTTACTGTTGCCATATAAAACTATACACTTTAGTTTGTTCTCTTGGTGGACGAATGTTCTCCTGCGCCAGTTTCTGCAGTTAAATTTTTAAAAGGCCATACTCCAGTTAGACATCCTCCATCATGAGCATTTGCCATCGAAAAATAATAAACGGGACCATAAGTATTAAGACTGTTTCCTAGACCTTTAAGCCTCTTTCCTTCCACAATAGTATTGTGCCAAATTGGCCTTATGGAAAAGCCTGATGGGTAGGTAGATCTTGACCCCACTGGTATAGACACTCCAGTCCAATTAAGATTGGGCGTAGAGCTAGTTAATGGTCCATGTGATACAGTTATAACTCCAGGAGCGACAACACCTAATGCTCCTATCGGGTTATTAAATTCTGATATATTTACTGCTTGAACGTATCTTAAAGCTGGAGGCAATGTATTGTCTGGCGTAAAACCTCCCCATGGGCTAGATCCAGTACCTTCAGTGTGTGAACTAGAAAAACTCTGGATTTCAGCCCTATACAAAAATCTATTGCACATTCCTATGCTTGTCCAAGTCGCATCGGCCGCCGCAAGAGGTGCTGGATAACCTAAGCTTGAATTCCAATCTATACGCAAAAATACTGTCTCATCTGAGGTGTAATTAAATACATAAAAAGGCTTATATTTATGAGCGCTTTCATTTGTACTTGAAGGATTATTATCAATGAGATATGCTTTAATTTTTACTATAGATCCGCTTGGAGCTATAGAATAAACGGCGTCATTTGAATTGTTGGATAGTTCCGCTAAATTCAAAGCCCAATTGTTTGGAAAAATTGTACCATTTTCCCAGCTTTTTGCTGGGAATTGTATACCATCTCTTGAGAAAGGATCTTTTGCTGACTCTGGACCTTTTATATCTACCTCTCTCCATAAATATCTATTAACATAATTCTTAGTATCAACTCCTGTTCCAGTGGCTCTTATAACTCCAGTTATTTCAGCAAAAAAATAGTGATCAGTATCCCAAATGCCGTGTCTTTGATTATATCTAACATCCAATGCTCCAGCAACGAAAGACTCAACTGGAGCTTCTCCTCCAAAAGGCGTTGGACTTCCTCTAACATCATCAATGAAAGAATTTTCAAATCCTAAAAAACCATAATCTTTTGCCGCTGTAAATGCAGTGTCATGACCATTCATCTTTTTTAGAGATATTCCTTTATTTGGTACTGGTCTGCCAAATAAGTCATATCCCCAACCAGCTACAATCAACGGCATCTTCATTGCCATGCCACGAGCTGCATATGAATCGTAAACTCCAGGCACATTACCCATTGCAACGCCAGGATCTCTCGAAGCATTGTCTCCTGCATTTCTAGCCTCAAATGGATTTAAGGCATGTGTGTCACCAAATATTTTCATGAAATAATACCTCCCTCTATTGTAGGCGCTTGTCCATTTTTTGCCTTTGTTGGATAAGTGCTATAGGGAGTAAAAATTGAACTAAAGTGAGCCATTGCTAAATTTGGATAATTTGCAGAAGATTCAGAAGCCCTCTTAGCGTCTAAACTATTAACATTGCTAATGGATGGGTTTGCATTAACTGGAGAAGAAGATGAAACTAAAGAGTCGGCAGTAAAAATACCTCTAGATGCCCTATTTCCAAAATTTGAAGATCCAGTCTTTTCGTAAATTTTTGCTACGATATCATCATATATTCTAGAAACTTTAATATTTTCTTGCCTATTTGAAAAGGAATTTGTAGAGCTAGTGGAGACTGCGGAAATTTCTGATCTCTTAGTGAAGCCTGTCGGACCAAAAAAGCTCTTAAATTTATATGTTGTCTTTATTCCTTCAGTATCAAAACTCATAGATATATCGCTTATATTGCACATCTCATCGTTTTCTGAAGTTATTATTTGACCTCCTAGATTAAATTCTGGATACCCTTCTACAGTAATATTTGCATAAGCTATTGTATGTGTTGAAGTATTTGCTCTCTCAGCAATTATTGATCCAGCTTCATTCATTCTATTATAATTGCCATAGTTCCAAGGATTTAGTTTTGAATCCTCAATTAGATTTACTGGTCTAGAATATGCATTTCCATTAACCCATGGACCATATTTAATATAATTCCATTGTAATGGTATAAAAAAGCCTCCATGGCTAACGTCTTCAGAAGGGTCAAGATTTATTAATCTAAATTCTGCTAAACCAACGTGTTCCTGTAAAGAAATAGCGCTAGTTTGCAAACTAAAATAGTAATCTACAGATATACAGTCGTTTACAAAAGATAAATTTAATTGTTTGCTATTTACCGGATCTTTTAAATTTGCGTTGTCGTATGTTAAAAGAGTTAAGTTATTAAAAATCTTAGACATCAACTCTAAAAATTCTCCGCTCTTATCTGTAGTAGAAGTATAAGCCTGTCTATAAG